GGTGGCGAATGATTGATCCTTCTGTAACCATTCTTAGCAAATGAAAAATAAATTTGAATGGGACTTGGATGCTGAACGTGATATTTGGCGAGCAATCTGCTCACCAAACCGTTGGATTGTCAACGGCGTAATCACTACACACCCAAAATCTCTTTGGTATTTCATCCACTTAGCGTGGGGTGCTGAATTTTACTTCCGAGAGCACCCAGATCAAGTTCGTTGGCTTACTGAGGAAATTCATGGTCCCTTTCTAGATTGGCTCCAAAAACACCTTCTAAATTGGAAACAGTCCTGCCAGCGAGGCGGAACAGATCGATATTTCATAGCGACTATTCTTCCCCGAGGATTCGGTAAATCCGTAACAACCTCGAAAGCTGCGATGATTTGGTCCCAACTAGACGAGCCAAATATGTCTACACTCCTAGCTTCTTCAACAACTGAATTAGCTATGGACATTTTGAAAGCAATCCGCCTCGTGCTGGCTGGAGAAGATAAAAATGCGTGGTTTGGATGGTTATATGGCAATTGGCGTAAAGGAGCTAAAAAATGGTCCGACACATCAATTGAACATTCATACCGCGATGCCAACCTTTCCGAAGGTTCATTCGATATTACGTCAACTGAAGTCGGAATGACTGGTTATCACCACCGAATTCACGGTTGGGACGACCCAATCTATAAGAATAAACTTCGTGAGGGCCGAGAGGCTTATATGAAATCCGTCCACAACGCGGTTAATGCTTCATATAATGCTCTTCAAACTAACGGCCTCCTAATGTTTACCCTCACACGTTATCTTGACGACGACGTAGCAGGTAGACATTTCCGCGAAGAAGGAATCGCTACATGGTCCGGTATGGACTGTCCACATCTCTCAATGTTCGACAAGATTCCATTCGGCAAAGGAAATTGGCATGTCTATTTCCTCCAGACAGAAGATGAACTCACAGGCGAACCCGTTCATCCTATTCTATGGAATAAAAAGGATATTGAAGATGCCAAAAGACGAGACCCTGAGGATTTTGCTTGCCAACAACAAAATAATCCAGGCGCTAGTGAAAGAGCACCAATCATTGAATCCCAACTCCCAGATTTATTCATTGACTACAGCGACTTTCAGTTTGAAGTTCCAATTGAATTCGTCTCCGTCCATATCGATACAGCTTTTAAAACCGCAAAAAACATAGCTAAAGGCGACGATAACGCTATTGTCCCATGGTTCCACGACGCGAGGCGTAACGGCATCATTTACCTCGATACCGACAACGTAATGGCCTCAAATGAATGGAGAGAAGAAACTTTTAATGACAATCTTATCCGAATTCTCTTGTCGTATAGAAAAAGAGCAATTTGGCTTAAGTGCCTTACTGATGAAGTTGAGCCAGGAGGAAAGTCGGGAACTTATAAGAACAGGATTTTGTCCCTCTTGTATGGTTCTGGAGTACAACTCGGGCCTGAACAATTTAAACAACTTAATCGCACGTCTGACAAAAAGGCTAGAATCCGAACCGGACTAGGATATTGGGTAGAAGGTTATGTCAGAATCTTACTCCACAAAGATAGACAAGGACGTTGGATTGTACCACCAGTTATTCGAAAGCTGTTTAGCCAAATTACAAGAATCGATGCGGTTCAAAATGACGACCTTGCCGACGCCGCCACTGACGTTTTTACACCCGGCGTATGGATGCGTCCGATTCGACAAGGAACATATAGAGATGAAGGAGACAATCCTTGGGCACCCGGAGACGAGTACTTAAAATCTCTATCACGTAAACCAACTGACGAAGAAGTTATAAGATTAATTGATGAAAGTCGGGAAATTCAACGAACCTTTGGCCCAGGCCGAGGCTTTGACGAAGATTTAAATTACGACCCCGATCTTGAATCAGCCCCCCACAGTCCAATCTTATAGAAAGCCCACATGAAAATTGTAATATTTGACATCGAAACACGCCTAGGACCACGCGATCTTCATCCCGACGATGAACAAGAAGGATGGGCGGCTCTTAAGAGAGGCGAAGGCGGAATTTCTGCAATCGTTATTTACGACTCTGAACTAGATTGGACGTACATGTATGACGACAATGATATTGAATCGGCTGCTGCTCACATTGAATCTGCTGACGCCGTGGTTTCCTACTGTGGAGAGCAATTTGACGTTCCTGTTATTGAAGGTGTACTTGGCAGGAAATTAAGAATTAAACAACATTACGATATTTATGTCGAAATCAAAAAAGAAAATGCCCGCCGTAACATTCGAACTTACCGAGGAGAATTTACACTCAATTCTGTTTCCACACGCACACTCGGAGAAGGAAAGAATGGAAGCGGAGAAATGGTCGGCAGTCTGCTTAAATTGTCACACTATGGCAAACTCTTCAATTATTGTGCCCAAGACGTTAAACTAACCCGCGATCTCTTTAAATACCTTTGCTCAAATAAAGGAGTTCAAGGAAACAATAATAATTTTCTTCCAATAGCCGTTCCTGAATGGCTACGCTCCGCAATGCTTAAGGAGAATTCATGCTAGTAACCAATGCCTTCATGCAGGCTCCAACACAAGATTTATTCAAGAAAGCCGTAGGAGCATCTGCACGACGAGATCAACTAATTGATATCGTAACGGCGCGGAAAAAGCTTTCGGAAATGTACTTCGGTGGAGTCCGTGCAAGTTGGCCTCGGTTATACGACCTATGGCGTGGAACGTGGACAGGACGCTTTCATCCACACAAAAACAACGTACATATTCCTTTAATCTTTTCTTCGATTTGGGCCGATGCTGCCCGCAAAGCCTCAACCAGTCTTTCTCCATATCCAATCATTCAATTTACTGGATACGGTCCCGACGACGCTCCAATCGCACGCAAGCGCGAGGCGTTAATTGATGCTCAACTCGCTGACGACGATATCTTCTTAAAACAAGTAGACTTCATAGTTTCAGCGGACCTTTATGGTCGAGCAATTTTCCAAGTCGGCTGGAAATACAAAGAAGAAACCCGGATGATCGAAATCATGAACCGGCTTCCAATTTCTGGTCGCACCGTTAAAAGCGTCAAGAAAGGTAACATCGTAACATTCGACGGACCAGTTTCCGAGCAACTCGACTTACTAGACTGTTTTCCACAGCCAGGAGTCAAGTATCTCAAAGAAATGAAATGGTTCATCCGTCGATACTACCTCGATCTTGATGATTGTCGATATCTCGCTACACAAGGAATCTTCGATCAAAATGAAATTAACAGGATGGAAAATGAAGGTGGAGTAAATGCTGGTCGAACAGAAGGCGAAACAATGATTCGCCGCTTCGCTGTTCGAAATGGAATGAGTGACGAATCCATCAAATGGATGGATCGATACATGCGACCAATTGAACTCCTTGAAATGTGGGGAGTTGTTCCATCAGAACTAGCTGACAACGGTGTAACTAGCCGAGTGATCACTGTCGCCAATAGTCGCTACTTATTCCGTAACAATGCAAACCCGTTCTGGCACGGTCGTCTACCATTCGTAGACTTTGCACCTACGCCAGACCCTCATTACTTCTTTGCTCCCGGAAAGGCAGAGATCGTTGAAAAGTTACAGATCGTCGGTAATAGATACTTAAATCAAAGTCTAGACGCTGCTGACCTATTAATCGATCCTATGTGGTTTTATGACAGAGCCGCGAACATCAACACTCGTAATTTATTCTCACGCCCAGGCCGATGGATTGCTGTCGATGGACAGCCTCAAGCTGTTGTTGCTCCAATGGAAACAAACCTCCAAGGGCTTACGGTGGCAGACAACAAAATCGCTCAAGTTAGAGAGTTTGTCCAAATGGGAACTGGAATCGTTGATGACGCAGTTGCAGGACTTGAAGGCCCGGATAGACAAACAGCGAGGGAATTCGTAGGACGAAGAGAAGCAGCAGGAACTCGACTATTACTAGAATCACAACTATATGAAAAAGCGTGCTTGGAACCACTTGCAAATATGTTTGTCGCCCTCGACAAACAATTCCTTGAACCGCCTATCGAAGTTCTTATCCTCGGTGATAGTGCTACTTTTGATCCTGTTACTGGAATGCCTATCGCTTCTACTCGTGAAACATTAGATGGTTTTGATCTTGTTCCAAATTATGCTGCTCGTGCTGTCGGAGCATCTTCTTCACTTACAAAATCAATGAAGCAAGAACGCTTAATGCAGCTTCTTCAAGCATTAAGTTCTCCTCTCGGCCAAGCAGTAATGGGACAAATCAACGCAATCAACTTTTGGCGCGGTATCTTCAAAGAATTCGAAGTTCCAAATATCAACGAAATCTTCATGGTCAATCCTATGCTCCAACAAATGGCAATGCAACAGCAAGGTGGAGTACCGGGAACACCAACATCTGGACAAATGGTAAATGGAAATTCTCAATTACCACTTCCAAGTAATCCTGGAGTTCCTCAAGATCAAGGCGCGGGACTTCAAAATACATTACCGCCTATGTAAGAAAGGCTAGATATGGATTTCAAAGAAGTCTTTGACGTAGGCTCCCTCGACGACTATCAATTAGGACATTTACAGTATGTTCTTAACAGCCCAAGCTATGGTGACGTCTTTCAACCGTATCTTCAAAGAGTTAGAGATAGCCTCGCGGCTAAAATTCTGGACCCATCAGATAAACGTAAATCTGAATGCCCTGACGATTTTCTTCGTGGAGCAATTATTACAATTGATGGCTTACTCAACTTATTCTCACGGCTGATTAATGAAACAGAAATGGAACTAATCGAAAGAACTCAATTAGTAAGTACAAAGAATCAGTATCAGCTTCTCCGCGAGGCGGGGCTAATGCAGCCGATTACAGGACTACCAAACACTGAATATCGGCCAGAGGAAGATTACTAATGGCAAGGAGAGCACCTAAAGAAAATTACAAGGTTCATAAAGTAATGCATGAATTTAAGGAAGGCGATCTTCACAGCGGATCAAAACATGGTCCTAAGGTGAAGAATCGCAAACAAGCAATTGCTATCGCAATGTCAGAACAAAAGAAATATAATCATGGTGGCTACAAATAACCCGTAACAAGACGACCTTGAACGGAAGGAAATAACATGCCAGAAGCAATTCAAGACATTTTCAAGAATATTGTCGATGCAGAAGTGATGAATCCAATGGAACAGATTGCATGGTCCCACGAATCACCACCACCATCCAATATTCCCGCAACTCAGGACAACCCTACAGTTGCACAAACTCCGCAGGAAATTCGTCAGCCTGAACCAGCGAGAGTGGACAACCCACCAGTAGTTGAAAAATCAGCAGAACCAACTCCTGCAACTACGCAGCTACCTTTTGATTGGGAATCTCTCCGTCAACCAAACGGTTTGATCCTCGGTAAGTACAAAGATTCTTTCGAGGCAACCAAGGGTGTAGCAAATGCCGTAGAATTGGCGAAAACAGCGTTGCGTGAACGTGATTCAGCGGTCACTGAATTAAATACACTACGACGTTACGTTAATCCGCCAGCCCAAGCGCCGCAGACGACCCCATTTACAGTACCACAACGAGTCGAAAGTTCAGAACTTGACAAAGCTCTAGCTAAGATTGTTGAGGAAGGTGGAACAATTGACGAGGATGATGTTATTAATCTCCGCGAAGCAATCAATAAAACCTCCCAAAATGCTGCAATGGCTGCAATCAAAGAATTCAATGAATTCCAGCAGAACGCGCAAGATGCTGAAAGAGCGAAATGGGCAGAGGTCGATGATCACATGCGTAACAAGTATCCAGAATCGATCCGCTTTGTTGATGAGATTTCACTAAATGTGCAGACTGACCCTCTGCTCAAATTAACTGTGGATACTCTAATCAGAGACGGAAAACACAAAGAAGCTTCCGAGTTAGCTTATCTATCTCTAAAACAAAAGATGGATTCTCAAGCTACTCAGTCTGCTCAAACCGAGGAAATTAAGCTAACAGCCGCCGAAGAAGTTCGGAAAGAAGCTGTTGCTCAAGCTCGTAAAGATGCCGGAGTAATGACAACCATTGCTGGCGGTGTTCACGAAGCTCCTCAAGTCGGACCAACATCTGATGATATTGAAGCGGCGGCAGCGGAAATGCGTCGAACTGGACTTGGAGAAAAATGGCGTCAAATGGCGTTCGGAAGATATCTGAACGATCCTATTTTCAATTAACTAACAGAGGTTTACAACTATGCCAGGTACTGCGGTACTAGGCGACGTTGGTGTATATAAGTTTGGAATTTCTCCAGGCGTCGGCGTCAACAAAGAAGATTTGCTTGACTCCATCACTAACGTCGATCCATGGGATACACCATGGGTATCTCAGGCACCAAAAGTAACAGCACGCCACGTTTATCACCAGTGGGTAACTGATACTCTAGGTTCCGTCGATACAAGCGGTGCGGTTGAAGGCGCGGACTATCTATACGATAGCTCGACAACTCCAGCTCGTACCTTTAACGTCACAATGATTCTCCGTCAGGACCTTGGAGTTTCAGAGACTCAGCGCGCGGTTGATTCAGTTGGATTCCGTGATGCGTATGCCTACGAAATTCAGAAGGCTACAAAACGCCTCGCAATCAAACTTGAAAAAGTCGTGTTTGCTTCTCTAACAACTGCCACAGGTACAACTGGTACAACTGCCGGTATTACTTCTGCTGCTCGTACAATGCGAGGTTTCCAAGCCTTCATTCTTACGAATACAGCATATGCTGGAACAAATGCTGGTGCCCCAAGTGCCGGTAATGCTACAGCAGATGGTCAGCTAGCTGTCGGTGATTTTAACGACATGCTTAACACCATTTATAGTGCTGGTGGAAATCCAGAGCAGGTGTACGTTTCTCCAAAAGTGAAGCGTCAGGTTTCTGCATTCTCTGTCGTTGGTGCCGGTGCGGGTAATCCTATCGCACGTAACATCGCGGCTGTTGATAAGAAACTTGTCTCAGCGATTGACTTCTATGATTCAGACTTCGGTTTGATCCAGGTTGTTCTAGATCGTTGGGTTCCTGAATCCACAAACACAGTAACGGCTACTGCAAACGCCACATTGACTGGTGGACAGATGTTCTTCCTCCAGCGCAATATGAACCGTCTTGCATGGCTACGTCCAATGAATCACTATCTAATCGGAAAACGAGGCGATAGCGTTGCTGGACTAATCGTTGGTGAAGTAACTCTAGAAGTTCTTAATGAGAAAGCCAACGGTCGTATGCTTAGTGTGAATCAGAAGAACACAGCACTAGGTACCTAATAGTGCTCTTGATGGGGCTTCGGCCCCATCTATGTATGAGATATGGTCATGCGTGCAGGCATGTTAAAGATTAACCGGCGCTAGGGACGCCATATCCCATACATAGAGGAGAGAGTGTTAACTTAGGGAAGGGTTCATGTCATTATTCAAAAAGAACGACGATCACATCATCGATGAACTCACTCGAATTCATCGTAAATTAAATTATCTCATCCGTGAATCAAAATATCAACGGACCGTAGGAGGCGCACTTATGGCCCTTATTGACGATCTAGTAACAAAAGTAGAAGCACAGACCACAGTAGTAACGTCAGTTGAGGAACTTCTAGTTCATCTTAGTCAGATGATCGCAGATGCCGGAACTGATCCTGTTAAACTCCAAGCCGTAATCGACACAGTTGACGCTAATACTGCCCGTCTAACGGCAGCGGTGACAGCTAACACCCCAACCGTATAAGTTAATTTTAATCTCTCTCCTTTCAACTCAAGCAGCCAAGCGAGGCGTAAAAACTATGGGAACAGGCGGATACACAAAGAAAGCACAACCAGAAAATGATCGAATTCCAATCGATGGAATCCTTCCTAGTGAATGGGACCCCGATAACGACATTCGAGAAGGTCTAGGATTCAAAGCACCAGATGAAGGCTCTCCAAATGATGGAGAAAATAAAGGAACCTTTAAAATGCCAGAATTTGCAAATGGCAAGGATATGAGAAATGGCCGATAAATATAACTGCCCAAAACCAGGCGACGTAATCGCAAAATGGAATGATCCAGCAGAAACATATGTATCAACAGAAAAAGCGGGCGATACCACAGAAGGTGACAATCCTAGTGGATTCGCTACATCAATCGATATTCAGAAGGGCCAAGGTGACCAGCGTAATTTTTCTGGTGGACCAAAAGGAAATGATCCTGCCCCGGCGAAAGCAGGCGCGTAAATGAATCTTGGAGAGGTTAAAATTAACCGCATCAAAGCTGCGAACAAAAATCAATTCAATTTTCTTGAAGAGGTTTTTGATCCCTCGACTCTCCACTCAAGAGTACCGCGACTTGAATCTGTACAAGAAGCCCGAGTTGCAAAAAAGAATCTTCTAACAGAGATGCGTGAACTCGGAAAATACAAAGAAGCTCAACTTCGTTACGTAGCTAACATTGATGTATCTATCTGGTCGGCTGTTTTAGCTATCTTTGCTAAACACGATGAAGAGACTGGTGAATTGATGGACGATGGACTTCTTTATAAATTTGATCCCGAAAAGGGATGCTTAGTTTTAAATAGAGACTTCTTCTTTGCACTTCTCGACGGTCCACTCAAAGGTTATGACTATCGAGGACGACACAAACCAATCACAGTCTGAAAGGACTTGTAATGTCTGAACCACTTTATTTATGGGCCACTGATCGCTCACGACAATTAAATGCTTGTGGATACTACCGTGTTCGCGTACCAGCAAAGAATCTCCAGACAATGGGATACATGCTCGGTTATCTCGATACTCTCGAAATCGACAACAAAGAATCCACAGAAGCTCTTCTTAAATCAGATGTAGCTCACTTCTATTCATTAGCGGGGGAATCTACTCTATACAGGGTTAAAGTGCTCCGAGGCATGAAACCCGCCATTCGTGCAGATGGTGTAAAGAAATTCCCCCCGCTTATTATCTACGACATGGACGATAACGCAGATTTCGTTCATCCCATGAACTACACCTATTCATTTCTAGGTGTGCGTGGTTATCCAGACGGTCAATTTTTAACTCCTGGCGATGTGTTAGAGTGGGAATATCCAGACGGGAGACGTGACGTACTTTGGGAAGATAAAGTAACTTCCCATAATGGCTGCCTCTTTGACATTGAAAGAAATCTCAATGAAATGAAGGTTCGTCATGAAATTCTCAAATCATGTCACGGTGCGACAGCATCTGTTCAACCACTGGCAGATTACTTTAGGGACGTACTTAAGCAACCAAATACTTACGTATTCCCTAACACAGTCGATCTCGAAGATTACGAACAAATTGATGTAGTTAGAACTGATCCCAACGTCCGAATTTTTTGGCAGGGATCAATGTCTCACTATATTGATTGGTATCCATTAAAAGATGCCCTTAAGAAAGTTAATGAACTTTACGACAATATTACATGGGTAATCTTTGGTAGTAAATTCGACTGGATTCACGATATTATTCCAGATGATCGAATTGAATATCATCAGTGGGGGTCTTACGAGAAGTATCGACTAAAAAGAGGACTTCTAAATGTGGACATTAACCTATGTCCCCTTGCCGATAATCCTTTTAATCGTTGCAAATCTGCTATCAAATGGTACGAGGCGTCGATCTGGAACAATCCAGAAGCGACACTCGCGTCCGATACAATAGTTTATAAAGAAATCATCGACGGAGAAACTGGACTACTTTATACTACTCCAGAGGAATTCGTTCAAAAACTTGGCATTCTAATTGAGAATGCTGAACTTAGAAAAAAACTTGGGGCGGGTGCTAAGAAGTGGGTTCTCGACAATCGACAACCACAGAGCACAATTCCTGGACTCTTCGAATTCTTTGAAGAACTGAGAGCACAGGAACGAGCAAAGCATGATCCTAAGATTATGGTTGCACGGAGATAATAATGTCAATTACTCGCGCTAACGCGAAAATCTATATTTCTAGAGTCCTCGGCGGTGCGAGAGGGACAGACCCTTTAGCAATGGCCGAAGAAGCTATTGTTCAAGGCTTTTACGATTGGCAAAATGAAAAAGATTGGGAGTATTTACTCAAGGACGCCTCGCTTGGATTCACTGTAGCGGGGTGTGTTTGTTCTGGAGCTAGTGCTACAATTAGTGCTCCTTCAACTGGAGCATTTGATGGTGTTAATATCGGTGTGACAGTAACAGGAACAGTAGTTACCATCGCTGCAAATACAACTGTTCTATCATATACTAGAAGCGCCACAGACGGAACTATTGCAACGATTACATTATCTGCTATTCCAACAGCAGGAACTTCGACATTTACTTTCACCGGAAATATTCCAATCATCGCTGGAACAAGTGACTACAATCTTCCAACCGACTTTCTTCGACCTTATGGAGCGAGGCTGATCACGAACATTAAATGGCCTCTTGAATTTGTCCGACCAAGAGAATGGAATCGTAAAACTCTTGACCAGACAGTTAATGCTGCTCCCTACTTATATACAACATTTAATCCAATTAGTGCAGCAAGTCAGAATTATGGACGATATCGACTTCGTATCTATCCTACTGCATCAAATAATGATACCATGAAGTTTGAGTATTATCGTCAATACAACGTCCTTGCTGATCCACTAGATATTGATGATACACATCTTTATCCATTCTTAAATTATTGCCGCACACTTCTTCTCACCGCCAAACGTAGTTTCGATGATCCCAATATGGCAATGGCTATGGGTGAAAAAGCTCTTGAAAAGAGTAAACAACGAGATGAAATGGTTAGTGAAGATGAAGATATTCGCATGAAATCACAAATGGAAATGGGTGGATATGCC